AATTTGAGATCAAGTTGGTTCACTACACCTTTACGACCTGAAATTGCATTACGAATGGGATTCACCGCTAATTATGCGATATTTGTGCATGAGAACATGGATGCAGTATTCAAACGCCCTGGAAGCGGTCCAAAGTTTTTGGAAAAGGCATTGGAAAGGAATCAGATCAAAATATTGAAAACAATACAAACAAGTACCAAATTAGATTAATATGGATAGCCCAGCAATGAATATAAAAGACATATTGGAAGCAGAAAGTTCGCTGGCGCTAACTTTTGCATCTAACCTATTTATAGGACGTGAACCTGTAGATCCAGATACCTGTGTTACATTATATGACATTGGAGGAATGGAACCACAGGCAAGATTGTCTAATAATGCCGCGTACTTATACGAATTTTCAAACGTTCAGGTACGTGTACGGGCTAATAGTTATACAGATGCATATGATTTAATATATGCAATGTTATCTGTATTACATGGGTATGGACAAGAAACTGTAGGCACAGCATATATCAGCGCGATTTTGGCTAAACAAGATCCTGCGTTTTTGGCGTGGGATGAAAAAGATCGTGCAATTTTTGTAAACAATTATTCAATTCAAAGGAGGTAAAAATGAGTAACGCTATTGCAGGACTCGGAACAGAATTTAGACGATGGAACCCAAATCCTTCAGGCAGTTCAGCCGGAGCATGGGAGAAGTTAGCTGAAATACGTTCCATAGATGGCCCCGGAATGAGCCGGGAAACCATTGACGTAACCACGTTAGATACAACAGGTGGTTACCGTGAATTTATTGCAAGTCTTCGTGATGCAGGCACTATATCATTCACAATGAATTTTACTCGTGCAGCATATGAACTAATGAAGCAGGATTTTGAAGACAATACGGTTAAGAATTATGAAATTGTATTGCCCGATGAAGACACTACTACGTTAGAATTCGAAGGACTTGTAACAGAACTACCCTTATCAATTGAAGTAGATGGAGCTATCCAAGCGGATATCACTATCAAAATCAGTGGTAAGGTTGAGTTGAACAGTGGAAGTGGTTCATAAACCACATGCCTTAACCAAAGGTAATTTTTAATCTAAAATCTATTTAATCATGGTAGAGTTAATCACAATACAAGACAAAAAACATCCGGTACGTGTTTCATACTATGTGCTGAAACATTTCAAAAAAGAGACAGGTAAGTCTATTGAAGACATAAAAACGGATGATTACGAAGCATATGAAATTATTATCCGTCTGGCATTGGAAAGTGGTTACAAATCAAAAGGAGAAACCAGTCCATTCAAAGCCGAACATATGGAAGATGTATTGGATGAATGCTTTTTTGAATTCATTGACTTAATGCCGAAGTTTTTTCCACAAGTTAGTGAGGATCAATTAAAAAACGTAAAGACGGGTCGCAAGAAGAAGTAGATGCAGGCTATCACAAACTATGTGGTATTGCGATTAACCGTTTGAAATTAAGTCCTGTAGACTTTTGGCATAGTACACCTATTGAAATACATTATGCACTGGAAGATTGGTACGAGGTAGTAGAGATGCAGCAACAATATTTGGTAAGACCGCTGGCGGAGGCTTTTAGAAGCCATGGTATCAATTATTACAATGCTCAGGTAAAGAAGCAGCATAGAATTAAGAAGAGCACTGATTTCATAATGTATCCGTGGGAGTATAAGGAATGGTTAGATAAACGACAATCGCTTGGACAGATGCGTGAACAATTGAAAGCAATTGCACAGGCGTTTGGAAAAAAGAAAAAGAAATGAACATTGGAACCTTAACAGCCGTACTGAAGGCAAATACAGCTCAATTTGATAAGTCAATGGAACAGGCTAACAGCCGTATCAAATCAGCTGGACAGACTATGAAGCAGGCAGGGAAACAAATGTCGATGTCATTGACCCTGCCTATTGCTGCATTAGGTGGTGCCGCTGTTAAGACTGGTATGGATTTTCAAGCAGCCATGAATCAAGTTGCTGCCGTAAGTGGAGCAACGGCATCTGAAATGCAACAGCTTACCGCAGTTGCTAGGGAAATGGGATCTACCAGTAAGTTTTCAGCCACTCAGGCCGCAGAAGGCCTGAATTTCTTGGCAATGGCTGGTTTCGATGTTCAAGAATCCATACAAGCATTGCCTGCAACATTGGATTTAGCCGCCGCAGGTAATATGCAATTAGGTGAAAGTGCAGACATTGTATCAAATATCATGCAGGGGTTTGGTAAGGACGCATCACAAACAGCACAGGTAGGTGATGTACTTACCAAAACCTTTACCAGTGCCAACACCTCGTTAGGGGATTTAGGCGTGGCGATGAGTTATGCAGCACCCACGATGAATACATTTGGGCAAACCGTAGAAACCGCCAGTGCTGCTATTGCTGCATTGAGTGATGCTGGTATACAAGGCAGTAGAGCGGGTACCGGCTTACAGCAAGTGATGAATATTTTGGTGCAGAAAAGCGATGAATTAGGAGTAAGTATTCGTAATTCAAGTGGCGAGATGCTGCCTTTGTTTGATATTTTGGAACGTATTGAAAAACAAGGTATTGACAGTTCTAAAATTATGGAGGTGTTTGGTAGCAGGGCAGGGCCATCTTTGCTGACATTGTTGCAAAAAGGTTCTAAGGGATTGCGTGAATTTGAAGCCGATTTGCAAGATTCAAAAGGTACTGCTAAGGAGGTTGCTGAAAAGCAAATGCAAGGATTGAAAGGAGCATTGACAGAATTGCGTAGTGCATTGAGTGAACTGGGTATTGCTTTTGCCGAGGCAGGTATTACTGATTTTTTAGAAAGGATTGCCGATGCTGCTAAAAACTTTGCAATAAGACTGAGTGAAGCTAGTGATGGGACGAAGAAAACAGTTGCTGTAATTGGTGGATTGGTTGCTGCATTAGGCCCTCTTACATTAGGATTAGGTTTTTTGGCCACAAATGTATTGCCAGGTCTAATTAAGGTATTTGGACGTGTGCGGGCTGCTTTCATTGCATTACGAACTGTTATGTTAGCCAATCCAGTTGGCGCAATTGTAGCAGGTATTGCAGCGATAACCGCCGCTGTGGTATTGTTATCAAATCGTACATCTGAAGCAGAACAACGTCAACAGGAATATAATGATGTAGCTCAGGAGGCTACAAAAGGATTACGTAAACAGCGTACTGAATTGCAGGTGCTGAAAGATCAATTGAAAGAGGAAACCGAACAAGCCGAAAAAGGTAGTTTGGAATATCGTACAAAATTAAAAGCATTGAACGAGGAAGAGGATAGGCGTAAGGGAATAATTGACAAAATAAATACTGTTTTTGGAGATTATTTGGAAAATACAATTGATGAAAAAGATGCTTATTCAGATATTGCCGTAGAGTTAGGCAAAGTCAATGATTTGTTAGATGTCAAAATTAAAAAGCAAGCCTTAGAAGCCATTACGGCTGATATTATGGAACGTATGGTGGAAGCCGAAATGAAATTAACCAAGGCTAGGCAAGAAGGAGTAGTGGCCGGGGCAAAAGAATTGAACTTTTTCCAAAAACTAGGAGGAGCCATGATTGCCAATGCTGGATTGTATGAAAAATCTGGCGATTTCATGTTAGAGCAATCTAAGAAAAATACCAAACAAATAATTGAAGAAGAATCTAATAGGTTACAGGAATTGCGTGCCGAGTATAAGGAGTATCAAAATTCATTGAATACTATACTTGATGCAATAGGAGATTCAAATAAGAAGAAAGGAAAAGAAGCAGGAGAAGATTTAGCCAATGGGGTTAAAGATGGAATAGAAGAAAGTACAGGACAGGTAGAACAGGCGTTTCAAAATCTATTATCACCTACAGAACTGCGAAGATTGATCCCGGGTGTGGAGATGCCTGCCTTGGAATTAGATATCACCTTTGCTGAAGAAGCATTATGGAACTTGCAAGACAGATTGGAAGTGTTGGCGCATAAGAATCAGTTATTCGCTGACAGCACTGATTTTGTCGTTGAAAAAATGAGGCTGCTTAAAGGCACCATTTTGAATTTAGTTGAAGATGGGTTTCAAAAGAATAAAGAAGAAATTGATAAGCTAATTGAGCGATATCGCAAATTGGCTGAAAGCCAAAAATCAGCAGGTACTGGTGGCATTGAAATGTTTCAAAAATTAGGAGAGGCATCTGGTACATTCAGCAGGGCGATGGGTACAGTGAATAGTATGTTAGGTGCTATGGGGGAGTATTATAATCGTACTAAAGATGCTCAAATTGCCAAGGCTGAGGAAGCTGCTAAATCACAAGGCAAGAGTGAAGAATGGCTTGCAAAACGTAAGGAAGAAATTGAAAAGAAAGCCGCTGAAAGACAAAAGAAAATTGCCTACGCTCAAACTATAATTAGCATGGCGCAAGGTATTATGAGTGCATTTGCTCCATACATACCGGGATTAAGCGAAGCCATGGCCGCTGTGGTTGCTGCCACCGGAGCTGTTCAATTGGCAACGATACAG